TGTTGAACCTTATGACGCTCTTAAGAAAAATGGTCTGTGGCCTAGGCTAATCGATGCGCAAATATTCGCTGCTGACTTTGCCAGTCAGGACAAGCGCAGGACCCTCGCTATTTATCTAGCTCGATGGGTCTGGTCTGGATGGTTAGAAAAGGCTGATCTCACATACTTAATGGACCTGGCAAGGGGACCATTGATCAACGCTAACTATTCAAGTACTCCGGATCTCAGTGATATTGGATGGCAATCCTACGGAAACGTCACTCCTGAGATTTGGCAATACACCTCAGGTGCGATTGTTCCGGGTGCGAGCAACCTGACAGATATGAATGCATACAGGGGGACTATTTCAGAACTACAAGAAAGACTAACAAGGAAAGGTGTAATTTTGACTGCTATTGAAGATGTTCTATGGCCTGGAATGAAGGCTCTAGAGCCTAAATCACAACTAGGAGGAATCCTAGCCAGAAAGCCTGGATATCACAATTCGCGTGACCACCTACCGAGTGATGATTATTCTGTTGCGCAATTCGCCGTTGATCGTGAAGGTCCGGCAAGCGAAGGTTCGGCTATCGACTGGACATTCCCCTCAGCTCAGGCAGGTAACTATGCCGATATTTCAAAGTACTCTAAGAGACTTTACGCTGCCCGTAATGAAGGTGACGAAAGAACTAAGTACATCAGAGAGTTCTTCGGTCAAATTGACTCAGACTCCTCTGTAGAGGGTTGGGATTTCTCAAAGAATCGTGCGTCTAGTTCGGATTCATCACATCTGTGGCATATTCACATCTCTATTCATCGCAAGTACATCAACGACGCTTATGCGATGAAGGCAATTCTTTCTATTCTTAAGGGTGAATCTCTTGAGACCTGGAGAATTACAGCGCGCCGCACTGTTACATATCAATACTTCAATGCGAAGTTGCCAGTACTGAAACTTGGCGACTCTGATCCTATTCACGTAAATGGCGCTTACTTTGTCAATAGAGCACAGCGTGCGCTACAGGTAACGGCTGACGGTGACTACGGGCCTATTACAGCAGACGCGGTACAAGAATTGGGTCTGAACGATGGAAATACCATCAACCTTCCTGTGTGGACTCGTTTACATGGATTATGGGGGGCTGCACTCACCGATACTGCCACTGAGCCGGGAGCAAAGAGAACGATCACGTATGAGTATTTCGGTGCTCATTTGCCAGTGCTCAAGTACGGCGATAAGGATTCTAGCGGCTTATATGAGGGAGAAACCTATTATGTCACTCGTGCACAGCGCCAATTAGGCATCACAGCGGACGGCGAATATGGTCCACAGACCAGAGACGCGGTAATCGGTCTCGTCGGCGGGGACGGTAAAACCATCGATCTTGAAGTCTGGATCAGACTTTATGCCCTGTGGGGGGCTGAAATTACTACCACGAAACAATTCAAAAATACTAGTAAGTAATTCACTCTGCATGGCTGCCACATACGTGCCCCGTCTCCCCGTGTTGTCATGTATGGGTCTGGGGGAGACATGAATAATATATATATGCAGGTCAACACCATACGTGCCATACGTGACAGATCTGGGACACTGGCGCGCATGTGGCAGGCATGTCAGTCATGCGGCTGAGTCCTACGCGTAGACATAGGACTAGTTCTAGTCGCATGTAAGGTAGCACGAGACAAGGAAATTGAGGAAGATTAATGAGTAATCTCGACACGTCGATCTTGCAACCTGGTGACGTGGTTATTGTAGAAATGGGAATTTGGATTGTGCGTGTCATGATCTGGATTCAGGCAGTATTTACCGGGCGAGCCAAATATCGTAAAAGTGGTCATGTAATCGTGGTTTCTCATCGAGACGAGACAGGTAAACTATGGGGAATTGAGGGCCGACCGGGTGGAATTGGTTGGGCGGATATGGATAAGAGAACCGGTAAATGGGGACTGTCCAATCACGAGCAACCTAAAACCGCAGAAGTGCGAGTCAAGTTAGTCGATTCCATGGTGGCCTTACTAGGATCTAAGTACGATTATCCTGCTTACCTGAAATTGGCTATGGATCTGGTTGGCATTAGTCCACGTTGGACAGACTGGACCGGTAATGATGTACCTACATCCTATATCTGTTCTGCGGTAGCGGATCAAATATATGAAAACGAGGGATTAGCTAATCCTGGTGGCAACACGGTAACTCGTTTCGTGACACCTGCTGAGTGGGCTGAATTCATTGATAAGAAGCAATGGGAGTCAATTAGCTAGATTCGCCTCTGCAATCGAGAGATGCCGGACCCTAGTCCTCGTACTAGATCAATTATATCTTTTCTTAGGTTTTAAACTAGGGCACTAGGAAATTGAGTCCAGAGCGGAGGTACCCTGTGACAACCAAGATGTGCCTTAAATGTGGGCGAACTAGTTCTCAATCCTATTGTGCTCTACATCGAACCAAACAGGCTCGTGGATATGGTACAGAGCACCAAAAATCTAGAGAACAGGCTATGCAAGTGGCACCCTATTGCTGGAAATGCGGATGCCCTGCAACAATTTGTAAACTTCAATGGCACCATGTGACAGAATTGCGTGGTGGCCGGAATCCTGAAAAAGACGACAGACGCCAATTATTGTGTGTCAGTTGCCATAACAAAGTAAAGGAGAGTTAAAATGGTAAGTGGCGCACCTACTCCCGGTGGTCTAACCGTAACTCCTGCTGGTGGAATTAACCCACCTGCTGTAGGAGGAATTGACGCAACTAATTATCGCATTTTCCAGGGGCACAAGAGTGTTGACCCATTGGGACCACTTTCTGCGTCTGGCGCACGAGTGACAGTTTCTCGCGGTGTAAGAAATGTTCGTAAGGACGCTAAGACAACAGGTACTCCTACATACGCATGGACATTGCCTACTGTTCCTGGTGGATCTACTACCGCAGTAACGTCCATTACTACTTCTACAGCAGCTAATTCGACATTCTTACCGGATGTTGCGGGGACTTATGTTTTCCGTTGCACAGTAACGTTTCCTGGTTCATCTACTGTGGTTGTGAACTTTACCTATGTCTCAGCCTAAGAGTGAAACAGAGTTACTGCACGAATACTCTGATTATCTGCTGGATATCATCGGTGCTCTGGTGGAACAATTAGATGGACACACCACGCTAACTAGAGAAGAGATCGAAGATGCTCCGGAGTTGCACGTAAAACAATTGTTCGATATGGACATACTAGAATTGAAGACTAGAAAAGAGTCCTAGTGAGACCTTCCCTTGTAGACACTCTAATTTCGATCGCCCATACGGTCTCTGAAAGATCGACTTGTAGCCGTAGGCACAACGGTGCTGTGATTGCGAATTCAAAAGGTGTTGTTCTGAGTACTGGCTACAATGGATCGCTTTCTGGTATGGAGCACTGTGATCATGAATGTGTGTGCTTTGAACCACTCACAGGAAACGGGATTCATGATATCGAATGTCCAGCCCATCCGAATAATGGCTGTACTCTAGCAGTTCATGCAGAAGCTAATGCAGTGTATTTCGCTGCTAGGAATGGTGTTTCTACGGAAGGGGCGATTATCTACTGTACTACGGAGCCTTGTGTAAAGTGCGCAGAGGCAATTGTCCAGAGTGGAATCATGGAATGTATATACGATCTTGAATATAGATCTCATGCAGGAATCGAACTTTTACGGGCTGCCGGTGTGAAGGTTTCTAGAAAGGAACGTAATGGAAACTAAAAGCGAAGTTCCACCGTATGTTTGGGATTTACTAATGGCGTTTATTGAGCAGACCCCGCTAAATTTCGGAAAACACGAGGTACCTATCGAGATACAACAATTCTTGACTAAGGCAGTTGAGACAGGTACGCTAAAACAAGTCCCTTTGGGAGATGAAATTGGAAATTAAGTTCTTCTATAAGAAGCAATTCCTACAGAACATTCGTCGATTGCGTTTGCTATATACGATGTGGAGGAATAAACGTGGGAATTAAGATCATCGACGTGTGGGCCGAATGGTGTGCACCATGTAAGAAATTCGCTCCTATTTTCGAAGCACTTTCTAAGGAGCATACAGATATCGAATTTGAGAAAATCAATGCTGACGAAAATCTTGATGCTCTTCACAAATACAACATCCGTGGAATTCCTGCAATTATCTTCGAAAAAGAGGGTCGTGTGGTGAGAACCCATATAGGAATTCTTTCTAGAGGTCAGATGGAAGAAGAAATCGCAAGACTTCGATATGACGAAAACTAGGATCGTACACTTAGGATTCATGATTCTGTGGATTCTCATGATTGTCCCTACATTAACGATTTGGCAGAATTCGATCCTACTGGTATTAATCATGTCCCTATACGCGAATATAGAAGCTTCTGCTACAGCGTTTTTGTCCGCTAGGAAAAAGCCTATACACAAGGCCACTATACGGGGAATCTCAAATAGGGCGCACATAGGCTGCATTAAGTACTAGTAGTAAAGGGCTGTATACGGGGCCTTATATAGGGCTTATATACTATTCGTTATTGCCCCGCTACCTACCCTGAGTGTATAGCACATTAGCACATTAGTATGTAGGTACAGCGGTCTAGTGGTATATGTGTGTGTATGCAGTACTAATGTAATAGCTAATGTAGTAATGATTACGTTACTACATAGTGGTGATAGTACGTAGAGATTAGAGTGATTGCATAAGTATGCTACCTCTTGTGCTCCTCTCTCTATGTACTTCATCAATTATGTTTTACATTTAATAGAATCTATTTATTCTTTAGTAAATAGCCGTAGTCACTCGTGATGCTTGTGATCTCGTACATGCGAATTGTTCGTAAATACGTGTATACAGAGGAAATTGAGAATAGGGGAAATAGGGCTGCATAACTATTCATTGGTTTATTGCCCTCAATGTCCGTTTTGGGAAAAGTGTGGCCTTCTAGGGCCTAAGAACGTCCCATCAGAGGCTTACACGGCCGATAAATGAAGTGAATAAAACCAAATTGACTGAATACTTATGCATAGTGACCTGGGACGACGTGAATTGGACCTAATACGATGTGAAACGAAGTGCCTAATCGACCCGCCAGCACATAGGACAAAGAAATAGCCCCCCATTTCTGGGAGGCTATTCCTGATTGGCTTTACCGGTGATCCTGGTTCTTCCGATCCTTACGCGGACCCTTGTAGGCACTGGCCGGAATCGGGGGCCGTTTCGGAAGGTCTCCGTAGAACGCGAGCGATGCGAGGTCCTGTGATCCGAATTCGGCTAGCGCTGCGTGGTAACGGTCGTGAGCGGCACGCGTGGCAGGGCTCATGGTCACTCCTCTATGGAATTGGATCTTGAAGCGGAAGCTTCGCTTCCAGTCTAGCTCGCCGGTGCAGCGGAAAGCATACCAAAGTGGACATGTTTCAGATGCCGCCAATTAGGACAAAGAAATAGGCCCCCATTTCTGGGAGCCTATTCCTCACTACCTTACGGGTAAGTCCTTAGCTGACTGGCTGTATACCAATCGGACTCGTCGCCGTTGTCCCAATCCACATGGTACTCGATTACGGACTTCCGTCCTTTACCGACCGGCCGTAGTGCTGTCACGGTTCCGGAATCCCTTACGCCATTCTCGACGTAAAACACTCGATCTCCGGATTTCCAGGCACCTCCTGCAATGTCAGGTGTAGCAGGTGTCTGTCCACTTAGCATGTGGTCACTCCTCTGTGGAATTAGGATCTTGAAGCCGGTAGCTTCGCTACCAGGATACCTTGGCAATCGAGAACAAACCGTACAAACCAGACATTATTCAGATAATGCTAATTCACGCGAATTGCACATAAAGGAGGTGAGAATCCCGATGCCCGTAGGCCGTAAACCACTGTCCAATGAGGACAAAGAGGCAAGAGGCAACCCCGGTAAGAAGGCACTGACTCCACCTGAGGAGAGACCACAAGCTGAGAGGCTATTCAAGATGCCGCCTCCTCCTGTCTATTTCGGACAGTACGCTAAAAAGGAATGGGAGCGCACGGGTCCGAAGCTGGTGAAAATGAAAATGCTTAACGAAACCGATTTACCGGCATTCGAGGCTTATTGTATGAATATCGAGCTGATGATTAATGCTCAGCTTGATATTCGAGACAATGGAATGACAGTAATCGGTCATCGTGGACGGGTGAGAAACCCTGCCATTGCTGCTTTCGGACAAGCTAGCACAGCAATTCGAGGGTTCGTCAGTGAATTCGGATTATCTCCTAGTGCGCGAAGCCGAATTCGTATCCCAGTAGAGGATGTAGACATTATGAAGGAATTGATGGGAGATGATGGCCCGGATGACTTCACTGAAGGAATCTAATATCTGTACCTGTCCAATAGTCCGTAAAATTGACATCCAATTTACTCGCTGTATCGGTTCTAAACCAAAGCATAAGTCGTGCGGGGGCATCATTGACAATTATGCTGATAAACGAGTGATTCAGGATGACCGCCAGAGAATCGAGAAACGATGACGTTTTCTCTTCCAAGCCCAAAACTGTATCCTGGTTTTGAAATCGAGAGATTTGAATGGGAAGGCGGTTGCTGTGGCGATAAATGCACAAGGTGCGTGCATATTGCCGAAGAATCGGAGCCAGAACCGAGGACCGATAATGCGAAAAGTAACGTCGGAAATACCGCCATGCATGAAGACTGACGAATTAATGGCGAAAAGAGAAAAACGACGTAAAATGGAAAAATGGGGAACCTGGTACGTAATTTGGTGCTGGTTCTCTGGAAAATGCACACAAATTGACGACAAATGCTAACTATCGAATAGGATGATTAATGGCGAATCCAACAGTAAGCGCTTCATTAAATAAGGCAACGTATGCTCCCGGTGAGCAAATGACTCTGACTGTCTCATATGGAGACACGGATAACGACGAAGTTACCGTGACAATCGTAGTCGCAGATTCTGCTGGGAATTCTAGCGAACCTGTAGTAATTGTAGCGAATGTCAATGATCCAGTGACCGTTTCCGTATCAGATGACGGTGGACGTGCGTGGGTAAAGCAATCTGACAATGGAGCTGTGGCGGTATATCGGGCGGTTGCGTAATGTCTCGTGTAACAGTTTCTGTTACTGATCAAGCCGGACATGTCGCACAATCCACAGTAGACTATACTGTTTCTTCCCCACAATTAGTAGCAGGTGGCATTTACTTCGGAGGTAATGCCGATATCAGACCAGATACGATTAATCGCACACCTCCGATTAACATCAAGGGGATTCAACAGTATCGATCATTAGCGGATGGTAGTCAGTATCCCGGATGGCAAAAGGAATGGATTCATACCATGGTCCAAAACGGAGCGTGGTTAAACCTAGTCTCGGAACTTAAGCATTACGGGGCTGCTAACACTAATGCGCAGTCGTTCACTATAGAGGGTCGCTCTTACACAGTGCCAGCTCCCAATATGAGATATCGAATCACTCTAGACAATGCTTTGGCATACGGCTATGAGCAAATGTCTAGTGGACAATTAGACGGATTGTTGCACAGGTTACTGGCACAACTTAGAAATATTCCGACAGGTGGACGTATTAACATTCAAATTGAATCGGAAATTGATACTGCTAATGCAAATGGTGGTACTGTCGAAAATGGAGTGTCATACACTCGTGAGCAATCAGATATTCGGGCAGTAGCAGCAGTGTCCTATATGGCTAGTTGGTTGCGTAATCCTCCCAATGGAATCGCGCCATTACCAGCAGGTGTCACACTGTCAATGGGATACGCAGGGCAATGGAGCGGAACACAGGGATTCATCAACACTCATCCTGAATCGCTCATGTCTAAATTGGACTACATGCATTGCAACACATACAATCACAGTAGTAATTGGACCGCAGAAGCCAGATTTAGAGAAATTAAAGACTGGATCGCTTTACTAGGACCAATTGCTAGATCCAAGAATATCATTGTCTCAGAGTTTGGTTCGAATGCATCTTACACGCCGAATCAAGCCGGATACATGGCGCAAATGCCAGCAGCAATGACTAAATTGAATAATGAACTGAGTGCATTGAACAGAGGTAAATTCGTGATGACATTATGGTTCGGATCGAATAATGACACATGGGGCACGATCAATCCTAAAGAAGGTGGATTAGTTGCCCTGCAACAGATGCTAGACACACCACCTTATAAGTAGGGAGGTATCTACAATGGATCGTGCCACTGTAGCGCTGATCATCTCGATCATCGCCTTGATTATCGCAATTTTGTTCTGATCTCATGAAGGTTTGTAGCCGTTGCAAGGTCCGTAAGCCATTGGGAGATTTTCATAACTCATCGAAGTCTCCCGATGGCAAACAGGGGTATTGTAAACAATGCGTGAAAGAACATCAGCAAGGTAGACCTAGACAATCCGCAGAGGCTAGCGCTAAATGGTATGCTAATGGAGGCAATCGAAAAATTCGAGATCGTAATTTACGGAAGCAATACGGAATTACTTTAGAGCAGTACGAAGAAATGCGGGATGTCCAAAACGGAGTGTGTGCTATTTGCAATCAGCCTGATCCGTTAGGAACTGACCTTGCTGTAGATCACGACCATGAAACGGGTAATGTAAGAATGCTACTATGTAGAGACTGCAATTTGATGATTAAGGGTGAAAGTCCCAAATTACTTGAAGCCGGTGCGGAATACCTCCGCCTATTCGGGAAGGAGGATTAATGCACAACCATGCCTATCATTCACACTAGTAAGTTGCCTGAAGGATCTCGATTCAATGCTAAAAAAGCAAAAAGAGCAATCAATTTCATCGAGAAAATGGTTGTGCATTAGTTCACACCAAAAGTAAGTGGGCAAAGGAACCATTCATCTTAGAGGATTGGCAAAAGGGAACAGCTAAACTGAACACCGAGACCGGAATCTGGGAAGTTAGCGGGATCGTAGCTCCGTTGTTTGGGGCAGAGACATATTCCGATTTCTGGGGAACTCATGTAAGACAATTCAACACAGCATGGATCGAAATGGCAAGAAAGCAAGGTAAGAGCGAATTGATCGCTGCTATTGCCTTGTATCTGCTGATCTTTGACGGAGAATGGTCCGCAGAAATCATTGGTGCCGCATCGGATAAGAATCAGGCGTCTGCTATTTTCAACGTAGCGCGTGATGCTATCCGATTAGGACCATTGAAAAAACTTGAAGATAAAGGGGACATCGAAATCATCGACTCTCGAAAGAGAATCCTTTATAGACCTACGATGTCGACCTATCAAGTTGTTTCCGCCGATGCTATGTCCAATCTAGGGGCTAACCCTTATGCAGTTCTGATCGATGAGGTATTGGCTCAGCCAAACCGAGATCTGTGGGACTCGTTGGCACAAGGATTCGGTACTCGTCCAAATCAGCTAATTATTGGTATCACTACTGCCGGACCCGATCGAGAGTCCTTTGCGTACACTGAGCACCAGCATACTATTCGTGCCGCTCTATCTTATCCTTCAATCGATCCTAAGCGATTTGGTTTTGTTGCCTATGTGGACGAGGAAGCGGATTATGAAGACGAAAGCCTTTGGCCTGAAGCGAATCCTGCCCTAGGTACATTCTTTGATATTCAGCAGCTCCGTGATGAGCTAAAGACAGCCAAAGAAAAAGGAGACTTTGCCGCTCTTTCTAACTTCCGAATTTTCCGACTCAATCAATGGGGCAATGACGCTAATCGTTGGCTGGATATGGCTGTTTGGGATCAAAGCGAGCAAGCAATGGGCGGATTCACCGATGAAGATGTTCGCGGAATACCTGCTATTGGTGGGCTGGACCTTGCGTCCACACAGGATTTGACTGCTTGGGTAATTACCTGGCAGACAAAGGAAAAGACCATGATTAAGCCGCATTTTTGGGTACCTCGCAAGACATTGGGAAATAGACACCGGAGAATGCGTGAACGATTCCTGGAATGGGAAAATGCTGGTTGGTTGACTATTGTAGACGGTGATGCCCATGATTATCAGATGATCACTGATAAAATCATGGAAGATATTGAGAAATATAACATTCGCTCTATCGGATATGACCAGCATCAAGCGCCATCCATTATCAATCAAGTTGAAGGTAAGACGGATGTGCTTTGTATTTCTGTTCCACAGACAACTACCCGTTTGAATGTCGGTTCTCAAGAACTGACTCGATTGATGGGTGTGAGACAATTAACGACTAACTACAATGGAATGATGCGATGGATGGCGTCAAACGCCTTATATAAGCAGGATTCCGAAGGTAAGATCAAGCCAGATAAATTAAAGAGCCGTGCGCCGATTGACGGACTCATGGCATTAGTAACAAGTTTAACCGTATTAGTCGGTCTACCGGATGAACGTGAAGCACAGATTTTCACATTTTCGGACGCCGAATTATTTGGAAGTGACGGTAACTATGACAGCGATTGGGACGACTAAAGCTAAAGTAACCAAAAAACAATGTTCGTTATGCCGAGTTACTAAACCTGTTTCTGAATTCTGGAAAGCAACATCAGCCAGAGATGGTTTTCAATCTCAATGCAAGGCATGTAAAAATATTGGCGGCAAACAGAGCAATATTCGTAGGTACGGGATTGAATTAGATCAATACGATAGATTACTAGCAAAGCAAAACGGTGCATGTGCAATTTGTCGAGGACATAATGCTAATGGATACAGTCTTTCAGTAGATCACGATCATGTTACCGGAGAAGTACGAGGTTTACTGTGTAGTAAGTGTAATCGTGGTCTGGGATTGTTAGGAGACAACATTCTCGGACTAGAGACAGCAATTAAATACCTAAAAGGAGGTGAATGATGGG